GGACATATTTAAGTAAGACATTTTCAGGTTCAGGTACATCTGATAAAATTTGGACAATGAGTGTATGGGTAAAAAGAGGAAGTGTTTCTTCTGAAGGAGTAATATTTGCTGCAGGTACAAGTCAAAGAGAATTTATTAGATTTGAAACCAACGGTCAATTAACTTATCGTAGAGCTGCTGGAACTACATTTCAACTTACAACAAGTAGAAAATTTTTAGATAGTAACGCATGGTATCACATCGTTATTGCAGTAGATACATCACAAAGCACAGATACTAATAAATATAAACTTTATGTAAATGGAGAACTAATAACTTCATTGTCAACTGCAGTTTATATGAATAATAATTATTTAACTAAAATAGGTGGTGGTCAATTACATACTATCGGTAAAGATTCTGAACAGTCAGCTTATTTTGATGGTTATATGTCACATTTTCATTTTTGTGATGGTACACAATTAGCGCCAACAGTATTTGGTTCAACAGATGCGACTACAGGTGAATGGAAAATAAATACTTCTCCTAGTTTTACTCCAGGTACTAATGGTTTTACAATTTTAAAAAATGGCAACACAATTACAGACCAATCAGCTAATTCTAATGATTTTAGTTTAGGTGGTGGTACACTTACAAAATCAGAAGATTGTCCAAGTAATATTTTTAATACTTTTAATTTTAATGACAATTATTATGAAAATGGTGGATTTTCAAATGGTAATACTACATTTCAAACTACAAATAGTAACTATAGTCGTAACACTTCAAACCTAGGAATGACATCTGGTAAATTTTATTGGGAAGTTAAACCTATAGCAACAAATTCTCAAAGTGATTATTTTCCTCATATTGGAATTACAGCATCTCAAATAACAGGCACTCAAGATTTTGTTGGTAAAGCATCAACAGACTATGCTTATGGAACTAATAATGATGGTACTGGTAATAAAAAATGGAACAACGACACCGGGACTGCTTATGGTTCTAATTACGCTATTAATGATATTGTTGGTGTAGCTTTAGATTTAGATAATTTAAAAATATATTTTTCTAAGAATGGTACTTGGCAAGAAAGTGGAGATCCGACTTCTGGGTCAACAGGAACAGGTGCGGCTTATACAGTTACAGCACCAATTTCTACAGCGTTAGGGGCTTACTTTCCATCGGTTAGCAACTATGATGGAACTGGAAATGTAACTTTTGCAGCTAATTTTGGTAATGGATATTTTGGAACAACAGCAGTAGCTAGTGCAGGAACTAATGCAAGCGGTAATGGAATATTTGAATATGATGTTCCAGCAGGTTATACTGCGCTTTGTACAAAGGGGTTAAACGCATAATATGGCTTATACTACAATTAATAAATCTAAATCACATTTTAATCAAAAAATTTATACTGGTACAGGTTCAGCTGCATCAATAACAGGAGTTGGTTTTCAGCCTGATTGGGTATGGATAAAACGAAGAGATGCAACTCAATCAAATGTTTTCTTCGATGTTTTAAGGGGAACTGGAAAAAGAATAATGACAAATGAAACTGCTGCTGAAGAAACAGACGCACAAACTCTAACAGCTTTTGGAGCTGATGGTTTTTCTGTAGGAACAAGTACTCAGGTAAACAATAGTAGCTCAAGTCATATGTCTTGGAATTGGAAAGGTGGTGGTTCAGGTTCATCAAATTCAGATGCAACTGGTTCATATCCAATAACATCTACAGTATCTGCGAATCAAACATCAGGAGTTAGTATTGTCAAATATACAGGTAACGGATATTCAACTGCAACGATTGGACATGGATTAGGAGCAAAAGTAGAATGTATAATAATGAGACCATTAGGTTATGTAGGTGCATGGTGGATAGCTCACAAAGGTTTATCTACAGATAATGTTTTAGAATTTAATAATAATGCACAAGCTAATGTTTCTACTTTTGGTGGTGGCGGATTAAAGTATAGCACATTCACTAATGCTGTTTTTGGTGGTGGTAATGGTTCATCTAATTCAGATTTATGGAATAAATCAGGAGAAAATTATATTGCTTATTGTTTTGCAGAAAAACAAGGGTTTTCTAAATTCGGCAGATATTATGGAAATAATAATGCTAATGGTCCTTTTGTCTATACCGGATTTCGTCCACAAACTGTAATAGTTAAAAAAATAAATAGTACAGGATATTGGACAGTTAATGACAATATTAGAAATAGTAGAAGCGATAGCGATTCTAACCCATCTGACAGATGGATATATCCAAATGTAAATGATGCAGAGTACGATGCTTCTAGCTACACAATGGATTTATTATCTAATGGTTTTAAGATCAGGCACAATGGTAATTATCAAAACGCGTCAAATACTTACATCTATTTAGCATTTGGTCAAAGCCTGGTAGGATCTAATAATATTCCTTGTACTGCGAGGTAACCTCGCATGTATTTTGGTGCTACACCTTTTGCAGCCGCACCCTTCTCAGATGTAGGGTTTAATCCTAACGCATTCGTCAATGTCCTTGGATCAAGGATCAATGTAAACATTGGCAACTCTACAATATCTGGAGACGCTAACTTTTCAGTTACAGGTAATCGAGTAAACATATCTACTGGTAATGTAACTATTATTGGTAAGGCTCGAGAAGTCTTAACCGGTAATGGTCTAGAATTAGGTATAGGTAATGCTCAAGCTTCCATACCTAAAGATGTGCCAGTTACAGGAAATGGTTTTGAATTAGGTAACGGAACTGTAATTGCAAAAGCTGGAGCTAAACCAACAATAACATCCAATAGATTTAATATTGGTACAGGTAATGTTACAATTATTGGTAAATGTAATTTATCCGTCACTGGTAATGGTTTTGAAGTAGCTCTTGGTAATGCAACAGCTAAAGCAAATGCAACTGCAATTGTATCTGGTAAGAGATTTAACATAGGCACAAGCGATGTAACTGTATTAGCTAAAGCAAAAGCGTTACCTTCTGGAGAAGGACTTGAATTAGGTACATCAGATATAACACTAAGAATGTGGGAAGCAGTGCCTACAAACGCAACACAAACTTGGGTGGAGATACCGTAATATGTTTTTTGGAGCAACATCATTTTCAGCTACAACTTTTGCCGGAGTCGGTATTCAAAATGTTGTGGTGCTACCAAATGGTAATAGATTCAATATTGCTGTTGGAAACGCAGATGTAGCCTTTGGAACTAGTGTTACTGGTAAGAGATTTAACCTTGCCAATGGTACCGTTAATGTGGTATCTTGGAACGATATAGATCCAAACGCAACAGGGACATGGGTGCCTATTGACCCATTAAACCCATAGGAGAATTATGGCATCGAGCACGTCAAGTGATTTAAAACTAGAACTAATAACAACAGGTGAAAAGTCAGGAACCTGGGGTACTATTACAAATACAAATTTACAAATCTTAGAACAAGCAGCTAGTGGTTATATAGCTATCGATGTAGCAGCTAGTGATGTTGCTCTAGCTTTATCAAACCATGCTGTATCAAATGGTAAGAATTTATATTTTAAACTAACAGGAACTCTAGCAGCTAACAGAACAGTCACTATGCCTAATAGTGCTGAAAGAGTATTTATCGTAGAAGATGCTACAGCTAGATCATCAAACAATTACACACTAACAGTTAAGACTGTATCAGGGACCGGGATAGCTTTACCAATTGGATCTAAGTCTTTGGTATATTCAGATGGTACTAACGTTAACAAAGGTTTAATTAATAAGGGGTACTACACAGTACCAGGAGCATATACTGCAGTAGATGGAGATCAGTTATTAATTGATACATCTTCGGGTGGTATCAATAGTTCAGTAACAGTAACCCTACCAGCGTCACCTTCTATCGGTAATGAAGTAACTTTTATTGATAGTGGAAACAATGTTAACTCTAACAACCTTACAATTGCAAGAAACGGCTCAAACATATTAGGAGCAGCTTCTAATTTAGTAGTAAATACAAATGGTGCAGCTTTTACTTTAGTATATGTAAATTCAGCGAGAGGCTGGGCATACAAAGATAAAATATAGGAGCTAACAGATGGCTCTAGTTGAGTACAAATTTCTCCCTGGAATAGACAAACAATCTTCTGACTCTGGTGCAGAAAATCGTTGGGTTGATTCAGATAATGTTAGATTTAGATATGGTCTACCAGAAAAAGTTGGTGGATGGTCATCACTTGTTACAGATACCATAGTGGGTGTATCAAGAGCGATGCATGCTTTTACAGATCTAGCAGGTAATAGGTATGTTGCTATAGGTACAGATAAATTTTTATTATTATATTTTGAAGGTAAGCTTCATGATATTACACCATTAAAAGCTACCTTAACATCTGCAACAATCGCAACTACAAATGGATCACCTACATGTATAATTACAAAAGCAGCACATAATTTATCTGTTGGAGATATTGTACAATTAGATAATGTTACTTTACCAGGTGGTACAGGTTTTAGTAATTCTGATTTCGAAGATAAAAATTTTCAAGTTATAACTGTGCCTACAACAGGTACATTTACAATTACACAAACTAGTAATGCATCAGGCACTGTATCTGCAGGTGGTAGTTTAAGTTTAAAACCTTACGAGCCAGTAGGACCAAGAGCACAAACATATGGATATGGTTGGGGTGTTGCTGGTTGGGGTGATGGTAACTGGGGTGAAGCTGCAACAGCTTCTGAAGTATCTCTAGAACCAGGTCTATGGTCATTAGATAATTTTGGACAAGTATTAATTGCAACTATTGCAAATGGTAAAACATTTACATGGAATGGTGGAGCTGCATCAGCTTTAAATAATAGAGCCTCAACAACTACAAGTGGGTTTGAAACAAGTAACAACCCAACAGCTAGTAGATTAACTTTAATATCACCTACAACAAGACACTTAATTCATTTAGCTACGGAAACAACTATAGGAAATACGGCAACACAGGATGATATGTTTATAAGGTTTTCAAATCAAGAAGGAATAAATACTTACGCGCCGTCAGCAACAAACACTGCAGGTACACAAAGACTTCAAGATGGTACAAAAATTATGGGCGCATTAAAAGCCAAAGAAACTATTTTAATTTTTACAGATAATGCATTGTACACAATGAAATTTGTTGGTTCACCATTTACATTTGGTTTTGAACAAGTAGGAACAAACTGTGGTTTAATAGGTAAGAATGCATGTGTTGAAGTTGATGGTGTCGCTTATTGGATGTCTCCAAAAGGTTTCTTTGCATATGATGGTACTGTTAAATCATTACCATGCACAGTTGAAGACCACGTGTTTGAAAACATTGATACAACAAAAGGTCAACAAGTAAATGCTGGATTAAATAATTTATTTACAGAAGTTATCTGGTGGTATCCAAGTTCAGGTTCTGATTATAATGATAAGTATGTAGTGCTTAATTTTGGTGAGTCTGCATTAACAAGAGTATTAGGTGGTGTTTGGTATACAGGTACAGAATCGAGAACCAGTTGGGTAGATGCAACTATATATCCAAAACCTTTCGCAACTAAATATAATGTATCTTCAAGCGGAACGTTTCCTGTTATTGTAGGTGAATCTGGTTTAGGACAAACTACATTATTTGAACATGAGGTAGGTACAGATCAAGTAAATCCAAATGGTACAACTACAGCTGTTACGTCATTTATTAAATCGTATGATATAGATATAGAACAAAGATCTAGAAATCCAATAGCGCCTGCTGTTGCTGGTGAAGTATTTATGAAGATGAGAAGATTTGTACCTGATTTTAAATCGTTGGCAGGTAATGCTAAAGTAACATTAGGTATAAAACGATATCCACAAGAAACTCAAACTAATACAGCATTAAGTCCTTTTACAATTAGCTCTACTACAATTAAAAAAGATACTAGAGCAAGAGGAAGATATATAAATATTAAAATAGAAAACGATACATCCAGTGAGTCTTGGAGATTTGGAACTCTCAAATTAGATGTACAACCAGATGGTAGAAGATAATGACTAAGATTAATATAAGGTTACCAGAACCAAAAGAAGAATATGATGTATCAAACCAAAAACAAATTAACAGAGCTTTAACTATTATGAAGGATCAATTAAATTCTACATTTTTAGATGAAGTAAAACAGGAGCAGGAACGAGTGTCCTGGTTTATAGGTGGCTAACGTATTTACAAACGCTAAAAAAGATTTAACAACTAATTCAGAAACTGTAGTATATACAGTGCCTGCATCAACAACAGGTATAATAAAATCAATCTTAGTATCTGAGGACTCGGGAAACGCCGATACTATAACATTGACACTAACAGATGCATCTTCAAATGTATTTAGTTTGTTTAAAACTAAGAGTGTATCTGCTAATACAACAATAGAACTGCTAGAACAGCCAATAGTCTTACAAGAGAGTGAGTAAAAAAGTACCTGTTGTTCAGTGTGAAGCTGAAATAACATTAACAAATACTAAAACCGGTAAAGAATATAACTCTGATAAAGAAGCAGAAGACGATATCAACAATCCAGATACAGATACTGTAAGAGAAGACATAACAAGATCTGTAAAAATTAAGGTAGCAAAGATGCCATCATTAGGTGCTGCATCTGATAAAGACGATGAGTAAGAAGCCATTAAACATATCTGAAGAGGCTGCCGTGCAAATGCCTATGAAGACGGTTGCTAGTTTGATCGCGATGATCGCAGTCGGCACCTGGGCTTATTTTGGTATTCACGAAAAATTAAATCAACACTCTACAAAAATAGAATTGATGACACAAGATCTAGATCAAAATACAGAGTTTAGAATTAAATGGCCACGAGGTCAAGCTGGATCGTTGCCTGCGGATCAGGAGCAATACATGATGATCGAGGATCTTTATAAAACCACGGATCGTTTAAACAAACATATCGACTCTATGGCTTTAAACAAAGTAAATATTGAATTCTTACAAAAACAAGTTGAAAAGATGTTAAATGATATTGAAAAATTAAAAGATGCTAATAGAGAGATTGGTTACAAAAACGGGAGCTATAAAAATTAATGTCTATATTTAGTGCACCATCTTTTTATGCTCCAGTTGATCGAGGTTTTTATGATCAAGGTTTTACTGCATTACCACAAAGTAAATTTACATTTGGTATAAATTTAAATCAAAACCAAACTACTGATGATGATTCAGGTATAGCAACTTTACCTATAGCATCACCTAGAACGATAAGGACTGGTGGTGGAGGTACACCTTTTACAGGAGGTGTTGGTGATTTAAAAACAGCTTTTCAAAAAGCAGTAGATGACAGACAAACTAGATTAACAGAATTAAATAGACCTATGGGAGTCATACCTGGTCAAACAGGTGATGAAATTATAATGGAAAGACTTGCTCCTTTTGATGCACCAAAAGATTATTACAAAGGAAGTATTGAAGGTATTCCACAAACTATAAAAGGTGCTCCAGGTATATTTGAACGTGAAGAACCTACTATAGGTAGAAAACTTTCAGAAGCTTTTTATAGTTTACCATTTACACCAAACAAACCACAAACAGCAGAGATGATCATGGAACAGGGATATACAGGCAGAGCGGGTGGACCTGGTATAATAGGAATGGTATTAGGTTCAATGGATAAATTTGGATCTTTATCTCGACCTGATCAAGCATTTATTCAAGCTAACATGGGTTATACTGGTCCAACTGTATTTGGAGAAAACACTTCAGGCGGTAATAAAGATCCGTTTGGATTAAATGTTAGATCTGGTTTTGGTAATTATGCAGAGAGAGTTGGTGTTGAAGCAGAAAAACTTACTGATGCATTATCAGGAAGACTAACTGATAAATATGGTAAAGGTTTAACAGATGAAGAATTTAGCTATGATCCAATTACAGGTCAGTACGTTGGAACAAATGCACCT